CCGCCGCCTCCAGCAACCGAAGGGTGCCTTCCGCTCCCTTGGTGCGGCGCATCCGGTCCAGAACGCTTGTCATCTGGGCCATGGTATCTCGGCCCTGAAGTGAGCGTGGGACTTGGAACGCGCTGCCCTGGTCGTACAGGCCCTTGCGGATCAGAATGCCCATCTCGCGGTCGATCATCCGCGAGAGTGACTGCTGAAGCCTGGAGCCGGCCGGGCCAAGAAGCTCGCCCTTCTCGTTCGCTCGGATCAACGCTTCGGTCGCCGACATCTGCGGGTTCTGAACCAGCAGCGCGAAGAGATTAAGGTACATGCTGTCCTTAACCTGATTACGCTTTGCTTCGAGAACCATCGTCGCGAAGTCGAGACGCTGCCCGGTGAACAGAGGCTCGATCATCTTCTGGCCGGACATGGAGAGCCCGCCGAAGTTGACCGCGCCGGGGTTCGTGTTCGGCCGGTTCATCACGCCAGCGTTGGCCACAAGCAGAGGCGGGTCCACAGCCTGTTGGCCGGCCAGCATCTCGTTCTTGGCCATCTGGTTCAGCGATTGAATATCCGCCAAACACTTCATAATCGGGCCTTCGCCCCACGGACAGCCGCTCTCGGGGAGCCAGCGGAAGTCCACCACGGGGAACTCGAAGAACCCACTCTCGCCGACGAGCGTCTTGCTCTCGTACTCGACGTGCATGCTGGCCCACTCGGCGCCTCGTACGCCTCGCGACCAGTTGCCATAGTCGGCTCGGGGCTGTACCGCGTGCACGAACCTGAAGGGCCGGTCCATGTCAGACGAGCTGCTGGCAGCAGCCTTCACTTCGGCAGAACAGCGGTCCTTGAACTTCTGTACAGCCTGCCGCGCGGTAAGCGTGTAGTAGCGGTAGAACGTATCGAGCACGCCATAATGGTTTTCGGCCACGTAGCACTCGAATGTCGGCAGGCCGCGATAGCGTATAAGCGCCTTGCCGTCTCCTTCCTCGGTCCAGATGAAGCCAGCGCCGAAAGCAATGCAGCGACGAATAGCCGTCTGAGCTGCCGGGACCCACCCGCTGTCCGCGTCATACCTCACCTTGAACAGCAGGTTCGCTTGGCGCTCCAGCCATAGCTTCTCGCTGTCGTCCAGATCGTCCCGCGTCAAGTCCACTACGCCGAGGCCGTGCCACTTCTCGCTCTGCGGAATGATCAGGGCTTCAATACCACTGGCCAGCCGGTCCACAGCGTTGACGGCAGTGGTGTCGTAAATTCCCTTGGAAGTGCGGGCGCCGATAGGATCGTTGACGACGCCGCTGATTGATCCGCCTAGTCCGAAATCGATATCTCGTGTCTCAGGGGCGGCCACTCGCCGTACCTGTCTCCAGATACGCTCGAATGACTGCCGCTGGACCGCTAATTCGGACAGGCGCTTGCAAATATCCTGCGCAACGCCCATTCAGATTGTGCACTCGAAATTACTGGAGGAAGTTATTACTTCTCGATCTCTTCGACGATCCGGCCGTACCACGAATTCGGGTAGTGCGGAACGCTGGCCACGGCCTTCTTGATGGCGACCGCCTCGTCCGTAGAGATGTCGGCGGGCTCTCCCTTCGCACTGGACTTCTTGATCTTGAGCTGAAGGGTGAAGCGCGAAATCTTCTCTTCGCCGCTCATTTCCTTGTCCTTCGGCGGAAGCTCCAGAGCATTGACCGCCAGCGTGCCGAGGGAAACGTCCTTGTCGCCGTCCTTCACCGCATTGTCGTCAAGGTCGAGAAGCGGCTTGTAACCGTGAAACTTCATTCGTGTTCCGTTTGTATATTACGCGAGCACTGTAATTAGGAGTTGGACGGCCAGGTAGCGGCGTCGATGGCGCCATCTTCCGTCACAGAGCCAGCGATAACATCTGCCTCTAGTTGCCCCTCTACCGCAAAGCAGCTGGCCACGTGGGTTCTCGCCGCCACCACAACTTGGGCCATGTCAGCGTTACTCACGATCACGAACCCATCCTTGAACTTCCACGGGCTCGGGTCGGTCCGAAGGCCCGCGCCGATAGCGACAAACTCAGCGAGCAGCTTCGACTGACTTGCGCGGTCAGTCGCGACACCATGGCCGTTCCATGTCGTGCCGCCAACTTCGACTTGCCACCGCTTCTCTGCTGCCTTGGCCAGTAGTCGGGCCTTCTTCTCGTCGTCGCTCAGTTCGGGAACGACAACTTCGGGGACGGGCGTTCCGGCGACGCTGGCGAGGAAGCGAGCCATGATGTCGGCGGGCACTTCCTCGGGAAATTGCGCCAGTCGGTCGAGCACCTGTTCTTTCAGGAATTCGGTCGAGTCCGTGAATACCGGCCGCTTCTCGTTTTCCGGCTTCCCGGCGTCCAGCTCGGTCACGCGCTCACTGTAAGTAACACGCGCCGCGCCGAGTGCCGCAACCTGCTCGGGCGTTGCCTCCACAGAATGAGGCGACCCGCTGATCGTGATGGTGATGGTGGTCATGGGATGCCTCTTAGGTCGAAACCATTACCTTGTAGGGCGTGCCCGTGCTGTCATAGATCGTGATGTAGCCGGAGCACGTCTGCGGCGTGGCCGTGTAAGCCGTATCCGTCGTCAGCTTGCCTTGAATGGCAGTGAACGCACTGTCGTCAGCCGCTCGAACTTCGAGGTTGCCGGCGTTCCGCTTCAGAGCAGGGAAGAACGCCGAGGTGCCGCAAATCTGGATTAGACTAGTTGCAGACAGCAGTTGCAGCGTCCTGCTGGACCCGGTTCCACCGGCTTCCGTCCCGATTATGGCGACGTTCGAGGACCACTTCAGAGCTAACCGCTCATAGTTCGCGCCAGCGCTCGACCACGTATTGTAGACGTTGAAGGCTTGCGCGCTGGTGCCGTTCTGCATCGCGAGCGTATTGGCGGCGTCGCGGCGCAGGATCGTGTCGACCGTGTTGAGAGCGCTCGACGTGCTCGTCCAGCCGAGTGTCGCAGTCGACATCATCGAGACGTTGTCACCCAGGACGCTGCTGGGCGTGTTCGGGTTGCCGCCGGCCTCGTAACGCGTTGTCGCGACGACGACGCCGTTCTTGCGCACGTAGAACTGCGACACGCTGCCGGCCTGGGCGTCGAAGAGCATCGAGCTGCTGGCCGATGCCGTGTCGGTGACGTTGAGTTTAAGGCCGGTGAACGTGACGCCGCCAGCGTTCCACGTCACGCTGGCGTCGATGACCGGAGCCGCAGCCGTGATTGTGCCGAGAGCCAGTGTCGCGCCAGCCGCCTTCAGCCTGCCTTCAAGGCCGAGCGACCACTTGTTGGTGATCGTGACGTTTGCGCCGGCGATCGGGTCCTTGACGTACGCGCTGTAGTAGTCCGTCACCGTGCGGGCGTTCGACGCGGCGATGGTGTTGCCGCCGAGCGCATGCGTCGCGCCCGTGGCCACCGTGCCGGCGCCGGACGTGTCGGTGATCGTCCGCGCCGTCTCAGTGTACCCGACGCCTGTCAGACCCCACGAAGCGGCGGAGATCGCGCCGGCCAGTGCGAGGCTCTTAGCCGTGGCCGCGCCCAGATTGCCGACGATATACGCCTTGATCTGGTCGATCGTAACTTTGACGCTGGCGCCGCCCTGAACGCCACGAACCAGCTCGGTTCCGTGCAGTGTCGCTGCAGCGGTTTCAGCGGATGTTTTCTTGTCGGCCATGGCGGCTTACTCCCTCAACTCATAACCACCGTCTTCGCGCAGCTCATAACCGCCGTCTTCGCGAAGCTCTGCGTTCACAGGCCCGCCGGCCAATGGTGCTCGAAGAACAACATGACGCTTGCGCGCCCAATACATTGCTGCTTGGCATTCGTCAGAAAAACGCCGCCGCTTACGCCTACGCCGAGCCACTGGCACACGCTCCTATCGCCTATCGATGGCAAGCCATTTCCGGCTTCGCCTACTTGAAGTTTCTCGTGATATCCAAAGGTACGCCGGAAAGGGCCGGGAGCTGCAATGCGCCCTGCACCGCCATCTGCCGCTGACCTTTGAGCGTCAGATTGTTCAGGTCCACGCCGCCGAGCCCTTCGGTTTCCTGCCGGACTTTCGCAATCTGTTTGACGTTAGCTTGTGGAGTACACACCTAACGTCACTTCCCGAACTTCACGCCGCTGCCGAGATCGACAGAGCTGCCGCCAGCGCCACCGAAGCCGGCAATGACGAGATCGGCGAAAGTCGGGGAGCCGCCCATGCCAATGCGGTCGCGCTCGGCTTCGCGCTGAATTTCGCCGCTGGACTTAGTGGGGGCCTGCGGAATTTTCGGAGCCTTGAAAATGCACATACTCGCGCTCGTAATCCGTTTTCGTGTAGGAGAGCTGCAACATTGGCTCACCCGTCACGCTCAAATGATGGAGTGCACACTCGACGCGCATTCCAATTGACTGGAGCCACGCCAAGCTGTGCTGCGATGAAGCCGGCACGCGGACTTCGATACGCCGCGTCCGGCCGTTCCCGAATGTCTTGGGGAGCCACCATCTGCGGCCCCACCGCGTCGCCTCGGGGATGACCCTTCGAGTGTACTTCGTGCCCCAGCCCCACAGGCCACGTACACCGGGGAGCACTTCGGTAGTGCCCCACACGAACGTCGGCTGGCCCTTGTAGAAGAAGGTCCACGCCTCTGTGCCGGCCTGCTCAACCCACTCCCACGGCAGGTCCAGCGGGTCGGCTCCCATGGCCGCGAACTCGTGCCGGTCCTCCGGGCGAAGGTTCAGCAGAATGCCGCCGAACGCGTCAGGGTCGCAACCGGGGTGGACGGTGACGTGTTGCATAGGTAACAAAAAACCCTCAGGTTTGAGGCGTGAGTGGGGTCACGGGGACGGCGGCTATAGGGGTAGCCACCGCACCCTGCAGCGTGAAAAATCGAGCGGTCCAGCGGGCGGCGGCGGGCCTTGTCACCCCCTCCACGCCCCCAGCGGATCGAAAACGGCCTGGGGCGGTAGGGTTCGAGCCCACGTTCCAGGCGCCTGGACCATCATCTCGCGAGCCCAATCGGGCATGATGCCCTGGCTTTCGGGGGTCACGGCGCCATACCGGAAGGCATCGCAGCCATGGCGAGCCCACTTCGGCCCGAGCTGGTCAGACAGGGCGCCGCGCATGCTCTCGTTGCCGTCCGACATCCCTTCGTCCTTCCACTCGCGCTCATAGGCGTCGAGAGCCGAAAGGCCGTCGGCGCACTTGGCGTGGTCGAAGTGGCAGCGCGGAAACAGCAGCCGGGCCGCGTCGAGCCCCTGAGCCACGTCCAACTTCGGCGCGATGGTGAAGTGCATCCCGTAATTCTGGGCGATCACCACGGCCTTCTGGTCCGTCACCCACGCGGTACGGTCGAGATCGTGGGGGCCAATGTGCCGGCTGTAGGCGTAGGGCTTATGCTTGATCAAGTTCGCGAAGTGCGGAAGCCCCTTGCCGCGCTCTTCGTGGTAGTCGATGACGTTCACGCGGCCGGACGGGAGGCGCTGGGCGAACCAGATGGCCGTCGCGTCCTGCTTGCCGATGTCCCACCACGTCTCCACAGGGAACTGCGGGTTGTGGGGCACCGACGAGATGCGGTTGTCGTTGCGTGCGCGCTCCAGTTCTCTTGCGAACACCGCGCCGACGTTGGCACTGGTGAAGCTGCAATAGAACTCCTGCTCCGCAATTTCACGCGGCATGCCCGAGCGGATAAGCTCTTCGACCTGCTCCGGGGTTACCACCTTGGTTTGCTGAATGCCGAGAACATCGCAGAACCACAGCGGGTTCGCCTTGTTCAGCTCCAGCAGATGCCACAGATGGTTCTTGCCACGCGGGGTGCTGTTGAATATCGCCCATCCATCGTTTTCCACGAGAATGGGTTCAAGATACCGCCACGTGATCGGGCTGGTTAGTGCGTATTCCGAGAAGACGATGCCGACATAGTTGGTGCCCACAAGGCTATCGAATGCATCGGCGCCGCTGATTTGGATCGTGGAGCCATTGACGAGCTTCAACATCATCTCGTCGTTGCGCATGGACTCGCGGATCAGAGGCGGGGCCGCTTGGTCGATTAGCCGGGTGCCGTCCTTGGTGATCATCTCCCACAGTGCTTTTCGGCCTTGGCGCTGCGTAGGGAACAGGTAAAGATAGTTTCCCTTGCGCTCGAAGGCCGACCGGACCATGAGATTGAAGCAGGTAACGTCTTTGCCGGCGCGCCGATGATACACGAGTATCATGCGCTTAATGCCAGCATCGAACTTCTCGAATACTCGCCGCTGGTAATATCGTGGGGTCCAGCGGTGCGGTAGTGTTATGCGACGTTGTGCTGCGGCCATGAGTTGCTTATGAAAGGTTTATCGCGGAAAACTGAGCCGCCGTTTGTCGCGACCGCATTACTTCGTGGGTCCCCCGCGCCGCTTGACCCCCACCCCCGCCTTGCCTCGCTTGGAATTTTTCGCCGGGCTTGCGTGGGCCTGGGCTGCAGCATCACCGCAGCCTTTTTTGCGCGATAGTTCACTGCACATTCTGCGGGTGCGCCTATCTTCGGGCGATTGGCCGGGCTTATAGGCAGGCACGTAGCCTAATACCTGCAGGAATGCCCTGTCAGCGCAGCGCCGCAGCGTGTCACGCCACATGCGCTGCGCCTCGCGCTTCAGTGCAGGCTTACGCCAAGTCGGGCGGAATTGCTGTCTTGCGCGTGCGAGGGCGTATTGTGTTCGCTTAATCGACC